CCTGTTGTCGAAATACAATGCATATTAAAAATTGATAGAGGAATAAAATAAAATGGCACTAATCCCAAAAGTCTGCGTTGTTGCGGGTCGTTTTGTCGGCGCGAAAGCAATGGTCGAATACGCTTATGGTTGCGCAGATGTAGATCCAGCAACACTAACGTTTTTCCCTGTAATGTCGTTAACATCAAAGTCTGATAGTGACTCAGTGCAAACCACTGGCACACGTACAGACAGCGATTCAGGCGCGTATACTCCAACATTCATGACTGGAGCAGAAGGTACATTCCAGTTTGACGGTCTAGTTGATGTTACCGATACTGACATTATCAACTTACGCTTACAGTTTGAAGTGAACAAAGAAGCTAATGCTGGTCTTTATGGCTATGTTCGCGTTACTGAGCCAACTGGAGGCTTAACTAAAACCACTTTTACAATGATGAACTCTTTCGATGTTAACTATGACACAGAAAGCGAGTCGACTCATAGCATGAGCTTTACTAAGCAAAACAGCACATTTAACACTGCTGTGATCACCGCTTAGTAATCTAAAAGCCTCAAATACTAGCCCCTTTATTGGGGCTTTTTTGTATCCGTGATATTATAAAACATTGCAAATAACTAAGAATAAAATCATGCGCACCGAGATTGGACACTTTTCTATTGAATACAATTCGCACACATACGAGTTTTACCCAACGTTTAAAAACATGCGTAAACTTTGCGATCCAAAACAGATGCCTGATTTTTTTAGCGGATTATTTGGTCGCGAAACTCAGTCTACTGCCGATCTTGTTGATAGCGTTGGCATCAATGTTTACGCGAAAGAGATCGGAAAAAAGTTGATATACAAAAGCATTAACCGAATTTATGAAGATGCTGCATTCGTGCTACAGTGCTGTTGTGATGATGATGTTAGCAAGTTAACTGGCTTTGCTTCATATGATAAGGGGCGTAAAGCCTGGCGTTCTGGAGTTATGCATATAGACAACGTGTTGAACATTGCTAGAGCGCTGATCACGCATGGCGTTGTTGGCCAGCCAAAGAAAGGCGAACGACAAAGTAAAGGCAAGCCCACTGATACTATAGACGTTTACGATTATGTTGAGAATGCGATCACTCATTTAGACGTATCATATGAACGCGCAGAAATGCTGACCAAGACAGAATATGACAGGCTGCTTGATAAGAAATATCCAGACGCTAAGAAACAAAAAACCATGCCGACACTTGAAGATCACAAACACAACATTCAAGTGCTGAAAGAAATTAACGCAAGACGAGAAGCAGCAAAAGGGGCTAAATAATGGCTGGTGAGAATTTGGGCAGTGTTTATTACACTGTTGATGCTAATGTTGGGACTGTTTCTGATGCCAAAACTCAGGTTGCAGCGTCTACGAAGTCGATGGTTAATAACTTTAAGGGCGTTGACACACAAGTTACAAAAATGTCGTCATCAGTAAAGTCTGGGATGAATGGCGTTAGTCGTGGAGCTGGTCAAGCTGGCATTCAGATTCAACAATTTATTGGTCAGGTTCAGGGTGGACAGAGTGCCATTCTTGCATTTTCACAGCAATCAACCGATTTAGGTTTTGTGCTTGGTTTTCCTTTGGCGGGTGCTATTGCAGGTATTGCAGCGTCACTAGCTGGTATATTATTGCCTGCATTATTCAAAGCCAATGATGCTGCTGATAAATTAGAGAAATCAATTGAGCGAGTTAGTGCTATTGCAACATTAAGTGTTGATGGCGTTGTTACATTTGGTGATGCAGTTTTAGAGCTTTCTAGGTATTCAGAAGAAGCATCAAATCAACTAATAAAACTAGCTATTGAGCAAAATGAAATATCAAAAATAAAAGCTGGTGAAGCGCTTTATGAGTCATTGAAAAATGTCAGCTCATTAGGTGGTTATACTAGACAGGCTCAAGAGCTTAGAGATATTGGCAAGGCTGCTGAATTATCTGATGGTCAAATAGTTGCCCTTGCAGGAACCACAAACAAACTGACAGGGGTAAAGCTTGATCCTTTATCAAATGCTTATCGTGATGCTGGTAAAAGTGTTTTATATCTGCAAACTGCTGTAGAGGATTTCAAGAAAACTCAAAATGAAGCAACAGCAAAAAATCTTTTACATGCGCTTGATGGAATAAAAGTTAATGGTAAGTTTGCTACTGATGAAGCTCGCGACTTGGCCAGTGAAGTATTCAAGCTAACAACTGCATTTTTTAAGGGTGAAGACCTAAGCCAAAAGTTAGCAAAAGGGCTTGGAACTGTTCAAACATCAGCTAATGAACTTGTTAGCTCTTTACAGATGCAAGTTCAAACACTTGGCGCGTCAGACAGGGCTATTGCATTGCATATGGCTTCACTTAGGGGCGCTACACAAGCTCAATTTGATGAAATCAATGCTGCTTATGATGCTATTGAGGCTCATGATAAAAATGAAGCATCAGTTAAGCGTCTTGCATCAGAAGAACAAACTCTTGCCGATCAAAGAAAGCGCAATGCTGACGCCTATAATAAACAAATGTTTGACCAATTTATTGCTGAAGAAAAACAAGCTCAAGCTGAAAGAGATAGGAAAAAAGCTAGAGGCGAAACAGTTACTGCTGGAGTAACTAGTTTAGCGGCTAGCCCACTTGATAAACTACAAACAGAATTACAGGCAAAGTATGATCTAATTGCTGAGTATGAGCTATTAGAAACATCTAATCATCAACTGGCTGTTGATGCTCGTGCGGCTGCGGATACCTTATACCTAGAAAAGGTCAAGCAACTTAATGCAGACCAAAGCACGTCATTTGCCGATGCTATGGCCGCCAATGGTGCTTCTATGGCATCATTCCAAGCATCTGCAATTGGTGCGTTTGCTAGCGTGGCAACTGGGGCTCAATCTGGTCAAGAAGCGGTTAGAAGTTTAGCCCAATCAATACTAACTCAGATGATTGGCGCTCTAATCCAGATGGGAATTAGCGCATTGATTGGTCAATCAACAGCAACTGCTGGAGCTGTGGCATCTGCTGGAGTTATAGCAACTGCAATGGCCCCTGCCGCTGCTCTTACATCGCTGGCAACTGCTGGTGGTAACTCTGTGCCTGCTGGTGTTGGTATTGCTTCAGTTGCTGGTATAGCTGAAGGTGTAGCGCTTTCTGGTGCTAGATTATACGGCGGCTACACTGCACCAAATAGCATGTATAAGGTCAACGAAAACGGCAAGGCGGAAATGTTCAGCGATGGGAAAAATGATTTCTTAATGACTGGCGGAAGTGGCGGCAAGGTGACGAGCGCAAGTGATCTAGGTAGTAGTCAGCCAGTGATAAACATCACAACAGTCAACAACGCATCAGGAACCGATGTGCAAGTACAGCAATCAACGTCTAACGGCCAAACAGACATTAAGTTCATTATTGACACAGTTGCAGGAAATATCGCGTCAGGCGGGAAGGTGCGAACGGCAATAACGCGATCAACATCAGCTAAAAATAAGGTGGTTTAAATGGCTTGCGATATCGGCGTTAATTGGCCTGAAATATTACCAAGCTGTGAGACAGCCACTAAGTCCCGCCAGCAGCAGGGAGGTTTTAGATTTAACGAATTAAACTCTGGCACTCCATTCTTGCAAATGGTTACTACTGATATGCCTACGGTATGGGATGTCACGTTTAAGTTTAGGCGTGATCACGCCCGTATATTTAGTATTTGGCTAGAGCAAAATAATGTTAGGACAAATCCTGATTGGTTTGATTTTCCTATTCAGATTGAATCTGGGCTAACAACACAAAGTGTTAAGTTTGTTGAATATCCACAAAATACTAGCCAAGATGGTGGCGTTTTTACTTATAGCGCAAAGATGCTTGCAAAAGTATTGGTTGGCACAGATACGGTTAGCCCTATTGTTGGTGTGACGATCGATGCTGATTGGCCTAGTGTTTTGCCATCTTGCGAGACACAAACAAAATCACGTGATCAACCAGAAGGGTTTAAATTAAATGACGTTACGCAATCTGCAATAAAGCAAGAATTTTTCTCCGCTGACTTGCCAACTGTTTGGGATATTACTTTTAAGTTCACCCGCGAAAATGCACGACTGTTTACATTTTGGCTGTCTGAAAATGGACTGCGTGAGCAATCAAAGTGGTTTAAATTCCCGATACAACTTGAGGAAGGGTTAACGACTCAGGAAGTTAGATTTTTAGATTACCCGCAAGCAACAGGGCATGATGGCGACGCATTCAGTTATTCAGCTAAAATTATGTCTCGTGATATAGTAAGCAAGGATAAAGAATGCCCAGAAGGGACTATTTATATCATCATGAATAAAAACTGTAATACGACATTTGATAAAGCATCTCAATGCTTTGATGATGCGTTAAATATTGGATGGCCGTCATAATGAATCAATTTTTTGAAACTCGTGAGCGTAAAATTCGCTATGAAACAATCGAAATATATCATCCCGCTATAGGCACTATCCGCTACGTCAATAAACAATTTATTGATAAGCAGTTTACTATTGAAGCTGCTGCAAGCCGTGACGCAGGGCTAACTG